ACAATGGTCTTCATGCCATCAGTAATCTTCATGCTGTGATTATCACCATGCATTCTACGCAAATTGTTCCAGTTCATAGCTGCTCGAACATGCCCTGGCATATTTGCTTTGCCCAGTCGTTCTTCTTCACGTGTAAATTTGGTTAAATTGTTCACACGTTTTGGTGTTCCCATTTGCCAGGCAGGAAGATCGGAAAACTTAGCCTTAAACTCCTTGATCATGTCTATTACTTGTTCGCGATCTGCACCAGTTAACACTTCCATCAATACTTTGCTTAGGAAATCCTGCACAATTTTTGGCGTATCGCTGCGTTTAAGGTCCAGTCCCATGGCTTTAGTTTTACCTTGCTCACCATTGACATCCAGTCGCTTGCCTTCTAAGTCATATATCAATACCGCATAACGTTTCTTGGTGATATATAGCCCCTTGCTAGCGATTAGTTCGCGACCACCACGTATCAGCTCACCTAAACGTCGTGGGCAGTGGAAGTTCTGTTCCATAAATGCTGGAAAGCTTTCGTTAACCTGCTCTGCTATGGCATCATAAAGTTCAACACAAGCATCTTTATTCCAGACCATGTCACCGCGTTCAACTGATTCTTTGATAACAGGCCAAATGCTAAAATACGCACTATCAGTGTCAGCGTAGATATTACTTACACCCACGTGGTTATATTCGCCAGCCACCAACTCATTGATTTTGGCGTTCATGTGTTTAACTACTTGACGACCTGTTAGCGTGGTGCTTTGTCCAATGCGGGCATCAAAGAACCTACAGCCTGGATTCAAAATGGCACCATACAAACTGTTTAGGTTAATCTTTTTTACTAGCTGGCGCTTGTCCCAAAACGCTATTTCAGCTTTATCTGTAGCATCTTTCTTTTTGGCCTGTAGTTCTTTACGTTCTGCATACCAACGCGCCAATAATCCCGGTACAATACCATCACGTTCATAACTAAAGATAGTACCATTCGCACTTAGGGTCCATTTATTGTGACTGTCAAAGATCAGTCGCCACAATTCTGCTGCGCTGTGTGTAGTGCTGTCACCAGATTCCCAGTCTACAGTAATCTCAGTACCGCGCTCCTGGTTCATTACGGCCGAATATTCCAAACTACCAAACAAGCCTTCCCATGCTGCTGCAAAATGCGCGCCGCCATCGATCTTTTCCTGAATATAGTTATCAGTCATTATGGGTCGTAATTGTCCCACAATAGTTTCTGGAGCCATGTTTAATGCGCGAATAGCCGAAGGATACAGTGAGTTAATATCTATTGCACCAATCCACTCATGCATACCCTTTTTGGGATATGCAACATACGCACCCGCAGCAGGTCTATTGTCATCTGTGGCATATTCTTTGCGGTTTGGAATAATTAAACCCTGAGCATGTGCTTCATTGATAATTGCTTGCTCAGTCAGTGCCACTGCGCTCATGGTTTTTGCCAACAACACCGTGTTTTCATGTGCCAGTTCATTACTGAGATCAATAAATCTCAGCTTCTTGTCTAGTTTAGCCAGCAACATGGTATCCTGGCGGTTATAGTCTATGAACTTTTGAAAGTCTTTGTTGTATAACTGATCCAGTGTGCCTTCATAAGCTACCTTTTTCTCACCTAGCTCATATTCCGAAATAGCATCCAAGCTATAACTATGCATTTCATGATAGGTATAGTTGCGATATAGCTGCATGTAGTCCAAATGCACACGACCAATCAAGTCAAAGGTAGTTTCTTCGTTACCAAATCGTTCAAAGGTTCGCTTGCGTGGATTTTGATCCCATAAACAGAATCGTCGTATATCGTTTTTGCTTAATACGCGCACAGTTCTGTTAACAGTGTAGGGAATATCATAGCCTTCACTGTTCCAGCCGCTCAGTATGTCAGCATCATCAATTATTTCCAAGAACGTATTAAGTAGATCCGCCTCAGACCTAAAAACCAAACAGTTTTCAAACTTGTTGGCTATTTCAGCCGCAGATTCATCACTAATATGATTGGGCGGTATGACCAGTGTGATTAACTGATCCAACCAATCCAAATACACACTGATTGCAGTGATGGGATTGAACGGATCTGTGGGCGAACTAAAGCCGCGATCCTGATCAAACGCGACTTCAATATCAAAAAACGCGGTTTGTAATTGTGGTGCTGCTGCGTTAAGATAGTTCTCACTTAGGCATCGCAATACGGGATTGATGTCACCTTCCCAAATACGATTATTGCTGTTAATGCGCAGCTCTTTATGGAACTCTTTGCTGTTACGTGTTGTGAACCTGCTTACCGGCGTGCCATAGATAGTTTGAAATTTTCCACGTGGATCATCGTAGTAGAACCTATATTCGGCAGGATATTCAGTAAATATCCTTTTGCCATCTATGCGTTCTACTACATATATACGATCTTCTTCTTTGTTTAGGTAAGCATCAACGTAACTCATTAAACAGTACGTCCCACCGTAGTAAGAATGGTTTCCAGCAATTCGTGATCTTCGGTTTCTTTGCCGAATTCGCTTTTCTTAGCAATTTTAATTGCCTTCTTTAGCACGGCAGGTTTAATTTCCATTTCTTCTGCCACTGCTTTGATAGTATCGTTTAGTCCAGCGGTCAAATCCTCGATTTCTGTAAGGACCGAAATCCCTTCATTGAAAAGCTGATTTAGTTTGGCCTTTTGTTCAGCAGTGATTACTCTGTTACTCATTATAAGTCTCCTTTGAAATTAAATTGTATATGAATGTGATGATTAAATCTAGCAATTTGAGCAAAACTAAATTACTTGATATTTATAGAGTAGTGTTTGATGGCACAGCTTCCTGCCGCCACAAGCTGTCTACGCTGCGCAAATGTTTTAATTCCGCGGTCAAATGCAGTGCCTACAATGTCACGCATAACAGCAAATTGCCCAGCAAGTTCAGTCATAAAATCATCAGGTGGTCTAGTGCAATGTGCTGCTCTGTGATAAAAAGTGCGACCACATTGAGTGAAATGCTTGGGCTCAATGCCACGTCGTTCTGCAACAAATGGTGTAATGCCACTAATCATTAAACATTGTTCCGCGGCCGCTACACATTCGGTACGTGCTAGATAGCTGTCTTCTTTGCTAGTGGTGCGAGTTAATAGATCGTAATTGTATTGTATACAGTTGGGTTTGTCAAAATTTTTGGCTAGCAATGCAACCAAATATGCGTTCACGCTGTCATTAAGATCAAGATGGGCTGATGATTCCGCTTCAATTACCAATTCTCTACAGGTCTGTAGATAGATTTGATAGTTGCTCATGATCTATTCAGGTTTATTTCCTCATCGCGCAATGCAGTGTAACGAGCTTCTAGTTCACGCAGGTCATTTGCGGCATCACTTACACCATGCCAGTCAGCTTGCTCAACCTTCATTAAAAGGTATTGAATATAAGCGTTACGCTGCTCTTTTGGGCTCATAGTTTGTTATTGATCATTGCCTTTGCATCAGTGCCAACAATCTTATCATAGTCACGCATGCTTAATGTGTTACCTGCCTTGCCCAAACTAATTAATCGTTCTGCTACATCATGCAGCTCTAAGTCAGTTTTGGCATCTTCACGTGCGTATTCCATAATTCTAATCAGTAGAGGAATATCCATTTTTACTGAATCAGTTGGGTTATTAATTTCTGATTTAGTCTTAAACAGTTCTTCTGGTAAGGCAGCTTCATCAACTAATTTGGGCGTAGCTTTACCATACGCTGGATCTTTAAGTTTTTTCATAGCAAGTGGTAAATTAGTTTTGATGATTTTAGTAGCCTTTTTAAAATTTTTGCGTTTGTCCATGGACGTGGCTGATGCCATGCGTTTACCAAAATAACTCTTTAGCGTGTCTCGGGACAGTTCATTCATCAAATCTTCGGTCACTCCCGATTGTCCTGATCCAATTAGTCTTTCAACTAATTTAAGTTGGCCATCGTATGTTTCCGCCAATCCAGACATTTCTTCATCATCATACATATCATTGCCATCATACCACCAAATTTCAATAGCGTCTGACTCTTCCTTTGTCAGCTTTCTACCTGTGGCGGAAATTTGGTTAACTAGATCAATATAGTATTTGGCTATCTTGGTGTATTTCTTTCTAATCCTGCGCCATTCTCTACTTTCTCCAAACATTTCATCCATGTCTTGAACATCACCTACTAGATCAGCGAAAACATTAAGACCTAAAATTGCGTCAAATGATTCTCCGGGACGTGTCAAATATTCAACAAGTTTCATGTTTTCCTCCATGCTTTCCTTCTTAGCTGTTTTTGCTGCATCGCGCCAAGCTTGTGCAGTGGGTGCGCCCTTAGTTCCAGGCTTGCGCATACGCTCCCCAGATCCCTGTTTGATTCTCCTGCGCTTGGCCTGTACATTGGCATACAGTCCTGGCTTAGCTTCTGCCACGTCCTTTTCGTTGGGTTTAGGTACAGGATTGCCAGCTAAATCCTTATCACCGATGTAAACTCCCTGTTCATCATGGCTTAGCGGATTCTTTTCAAACGGTTTGCCTTTACGTGCTTTACGTGCTGCTTCCACATCCTGTATGGCATCTTGCCAATAGCCTTCCGCCACACCTTGCTCTCTGGTATATTGTCTATCACCAATGGTCTCTAAAGAACCAGAAACAACTGGATTACCATGAGCATTTTTCTGAGCTTCTTCTCGCGTCTTATAAGAAGCCAATAC